TTCACGAAAAGCATGCAACACGGAGATTGGATTCATTCGACCTATTCCACCCCCGCCTGTCTTCACCATCATGCAACCTTTGCGCCCCTGAACCATGCTGACGTGTTTAAGCGAGTGGTACCCCACAATTTTGTCACATAGCCTCCCGCACTCCGCCACCGTATCCTCATCCTTAGCATCACAAGCAATATCGATAGCTCCGTGGTACCAACACCCATCACCCATGAAATATCCGAGCAGCAAAGCCCAATCTTCATCCACAGTCACTGAAGCGTCAATACCTGGAACGGGATGCCATGTGTGTTTGTAAATTGACTCGGCGAATATTGGCGAAGAAAGTTTGATCTTAGTGCCCTTAGCCAAACGGCCCAACCAAACCCACTCACCAGTGGCGGTCATTACTGGATGATCGAAAGTTCCTTCAATCACTCGACCCCGCGCGGTTGCCAGTCGGAAAATTGGAGACTTCGGCTGCGGCCCCCACTTGCGAACAACACCGGTTTCCGTGCAGGTGGCATGTTCAGCATCAGCGATACGAACTATACCAAGATCCGTAGCCACCCGCGTCTCCGCAACAAGGCATGAGGGATACTCAGCTCGCCATCGTTCTATGATCCCTTCGCAACGTGCTGACAGGGTTTCTCGAAACCATGCGATGCGCTCTTTTCCTAATTTGACTGTTTTGCCGGTCTTCCAATGCTTGATCCCAGACATCAAGAATTTTTCATACTCATCTCGCGGCGCGTCGAGGGCAAATTCTTCAGGAAGACAATAGGCTGGATCATCCCACCAGGGAAGGAATATAGCAAGGAACTCGTTGTCTCCGGATACGGCAGCTTCCCAATATTGGTAGTAAGCCTCGCCCGGTCCTTCAAGACCATTTGCGGTACTCTCGATTAAGCACCCGTTGTTGGGATCTTTGCTCAACGTATTCATGAGCGAAGTAAAAGCACCTTCATAGGGATAGAAGGCTGCTTCCGTAAGATGCAAAAACGAAGTTGTCAATCCACGTTGGCCGTGAACAGTTGCTGCGGTGTGGTGAGTAAATAGAGAATCGGGGCCGTCTGAATGAGGCCAGATCAGGGTTTTCTTTGTGGGCTTCGGCGCACCAGGATACAGATCGCGGCAGTCCTCGCGAAATCCAGAAGCCATTGCGAAATTCGCTGCGGCAACTTCAGCATTCTGCGCGATGCAACGCGCCAGAGAACCTGAATGAGCGATGCAGTGTGCTTGACCAAGCCCCGTAACCAACGTAATGCCAAACAACCGGCGCTTACGGGCGAGATGCTCCTTGAACATCTCGAAAACTTCCTGTTGCTGCTCACGCAGAGTAAAGGGGATCAAAGTGCCGGCGTCGCGATCCCGGATGTTGAGCTTAGTGAAAAACCGTTGAACATGATTGAGATCGAGAGGCAATCACCGCACCTTCTTCCCGCGAGACATTGGCGAGTGCATGATCTTTCTGATCTGGTCAATGCGCCGCAGGGGAATTCCGAGGCGGCGGCCCATCTCGGCTACCGAAGGAACTGGATTGGTGACGATGTGCTTGGGGGACTTGGCCATCGATCACTGTACCTTCCGGATCATCGGCCCGTTCAGATCGGTGATAATGCGTGAAACCTCTTCCTCGGCCTTACCTTCGTTAGCCTTGCGCTCGTCGAGGATTCGGATCGCGTCCAGAAGGTCCTCTCGGGTCGCTTTTTCAAGACCGCCGGGAACAAGCAGAATCGGATTTGCGTACTTCGAGAAACCAACTCCCTGCTGAGTCATTTCAAGGAAAGTAGACATGGCCTCAGGGGACTTGACGATCAGAAGATCATCGGGGCCGAGGAAGAGCTTCTCGACTGAGTCACGGAGAATTTGCTCGTACTTTTGGCTCACTCGTCCTCCTCAACAATATTCTCTGTCCAGCTTTCAGACGCCATCGCGATCATGCCGAACATCTCTGGCTCAGATCGAGCATTAGAGTAGAGGGATCGCGAAATACCATCGTCAGTCATGGCGATAATCGTACAGCGGGTGAATTCATGTTCACCCACATCTTCCATCGCGCGCACAAGGCAATCGGTGATCGAGAGAGCGGAATTGCGAGCAGGTTCTTTAGCTGCGTGCGCCATCACCGCACCTCAGCAATGTCCGCGCCGTCGAACCTCTTCTGATCGCGTAACTCTTTCGGCAGCATCTTCTCGCGGTTACGCTCGCGCACGCAAAGTGGGCCACAGAAGCGATAGGGCATCGGCACGCCAGTCGCCGGGTCAACCTCGGCCCCGGACATGATCCACTGGCTCTTACGCGCCTCTTCGAGGGTTTTGTTGCAACCCGTGCAGCGCTCCGTGTTCCCCTCGTCCATGCGCTGCTGCAAAGTCTCAGCCGCGAGATCACACTGCTTGCGCATCTTAGCCAGGAGTTCAAGACCGGTCGGAACCTCAACTGAGCGGAAATACTTCCGGACTTCTATTTCCTTGGCGTCGAGGGTGAGCCAGGCGGCGGTAGCCGCAGCGCGGACGGCGGAGTAAGGATCACGAGGATTGAGCGCAGTGGGTGCGAATGTAGCAGCTGGAGACTCGGCAGCGCCCTCGTTGAAATTAGGTTCAATTTCTGCTGCCTCCGCACGCTGCGCGATCAGTGGAGAAGAATGCTTGCGCTCAGGAGCAGGAGTAGGGACAGTCCCCTGACCCTGCGTGGGCTGACCGGTGGTTACAGCTGCAAGTCGAGACATTTGTTGATCCTTTCAAGTTTGATTAAGTTCCTGACTATCCATTTGATGAAACTAATTTCTGTTCATTTTTAATCTTCCAACGCATTTCGCCATCTTCCTGAATGAGTTCCGTATCCGGAGCACCACCTTCTTTTTTCAGTTTCGATCTAACTCCAGGGTGATAAAGACAGTCATCAAAACGCTGACCAAAATGAATTCCTCCACAGTGCGGACAATTTGGCTGCGGTTTATATTCAACTTTTCCTTTCGCCATATCAATACATCTCCTGTTCCCGCACAGCCGACTCTTCCGGCGTCAACGGATTTCGAGCATCCCCGTACAAGTGAAGCATCAACTCGCTGGCACGCGCCACACGAGTCCAGTAGGCTTCTTCGGTGCGGAACTCTTCCCATGAAGCAATGTGATCGTCCATCTGCGGCGCAAGATTCCCATCGACCGCCATCTGAATCTGGAGATCACCGTTGCCGAGCGCTTTGTAAGCGACAAGCTCGAACTTACCGTCACGAGACCGGCGATGATCGGAATCCCAATCGATCGTGCGCGCGCGAGAATTTCTTCGAGCGGCATCGATCTGCATTTCGGCCATCAGGCCAATTTCAAAGGGAGACCGTTCGCGCCGACGCATAGGGCCTCTCAGGAGTTGATTCTGCGCAGCCAGTTGCTTCCTGACCTCGCGCTTAAAAAACTGGTCGGTCATGACGCGAATTGAGAGTTTGTGATTCACATCCTTGCACGCCTGGCAGCCAAAAACATGAGCGTGGTCTTTAGTCTGGAGGTAGATCATTGTGCGAGGCAGACCAGCCGGATGCTGAGGATTGGTGCAAAGGGGGAGAGCGTGATCGGGAATCGTCGACATTTTGGCTCTCCTTTGCAACCTTATCGTACAGCAACCGCAACTTATCCGAGCAACGAACCAAAAAACGAAAGAAACCCGCCTTGACTCTGTGCTTGCTTTAGATCATTCGATCCACATTCTGCCTGCATCATCATTTGACCAATAAATGAACTGAAATCCGACTGCGGCATCACCTGTGCTCGAACCTCAGGTGGCATCCGATCCAATTGCTCCCTCGCTATCCCGGTCAATTTCCATTGCAACCTGGCAATGTTGAATTCAGGCAGCATGTCCTTAGCGAACCCAACAAATCGCAAACAACCTCTTTCATCTATCCGTTGAAACTGACACAAAAGATTTGAAGGAGCCGGTTGAAAATTATAATCCGTCCAGTCTTCACCATTCATGACTACCTCACCTTCAACGATCGATCCCAGGTCTTCACCTGGCCCTCGCCGCCGCAGACCGGGCAGGCGCCAACGAATCCGGCCTCGCCCTGAATCTGGCCGCCGCCACCGCAGCGACCGCACGTCTTGCCTGTAGTCGCCAGAGTACGCTCCTTGCGCCGGCGAGGGGTAGCTCCCTCAGCAGGATCGACCATGGGCACGTCGCCCGCCTCAACCCCGGCCTGCACGGCCTGCTGCCGCTGGAACCTGCGGTCCTCGGCGATCTTGGCTTGGTCTTGCTCGGCCTGAGCAGCCTCCTGGAGCAGTCGATCCATCTCCGCCTCAGCCAACTCGGGGGCCGGTGGGGCGGCGGCATCCTGGTAAATACGGGGGACGGCGCGCTTCGCTGAAGCCTTGGTCGACGAAGTGGTCGTTGGCGCCGTGGCTGGAACTTCTCCAGTCGCCTGCTCACCCGTAACACCGGCTTCGAGATCGGCAACGAATTCTTCCTGGATGTCAGGACCGGCAGGAGCGGCAGGAGGAATGGGAGTTGAGGGACGACGAGACTTCATGACCTCTGCTGCCGTCTGCGGCGGCTGCGCTCCGTTCTCCGCCGCCGCATTCCGCTTCATCACCTTCATCTCGCCATCGGTAATGATGGTCACTTTTTTCGCACCGGCAGCCAAGGGAAGAACCGCCTGGGCCATTTGTTTGCCAAGGGGACCAGTCGAGTTGATGATGAAATCTCCGTCATCGATCACGACAGAGATAGCGGGTGTTACGGATTCAATTTCTTGGGTCATGCAATTTCCTTTGAAAAGAACTCTTGAGACAATCGCGCACAGTTAGTAACAGGCACTTCAAATGCCTGATGTGAATTTGGACAAGTTGGATGAGTGGGATGTGACGCCACCACTTTTGCATCCTTTTGCTCCACCCAACAATGCATCCCACATTTCGC